ATTTGAGATAATAATCAATCTCTTTACAGATAACCATCTGTAGGATTCTCCGGCTCTGGTACCGGCTCTTTTAACTTCAGATCTGCCAGGATCTTCAGCATCGTAGCCGTTGTCTTTTGCAAATTGACCACTGATTCATTCGCCTTTTCTACAGTTACACCATTTCCATTTATCGTTTCATACCTTAGCCCTTTCGCCCTGATATCTGTGATTAATTTCTTTTTCAGCGACCAATAATACACATAATCATCAATCATGTCCATATAGAATTCCGCTTTCATCCCACGTAACTCCAACTGCCTTATCAATGACTCTTTCATAGCTTTTTGTGTCAATTTGCTCACCTCTTTTCACTCAAATCATGCCTTTTTTTGCTGTTTTTATGCCCAAAATTACAGGCTTTTTACGCCTGTCTCTAAAAATTCTTTCTTATAGTAAGTTTCCAAAAATACTACCCCTACCCTTTTCGCGCGAGATTTCAATTTTTCTCCAGAGTCATGGCTACATCCCCGTTCTTCACTCAGGAAAAATCGCTGAGAATTTACCGGGGGGCTATTTAACAATTGAGGACAGCTGCGGACTCGAACCGCACATGCGACGTCTTGCACCGTCCGCTTGCCTCCTCCTAAGCTATGTCTGCCCTCAGTGTAGCTACCATCGTTCCATGCTCACAAGCTTCTTCTTTCTAGCAAACCTCTTCGGTGCTCTGCCATGTCTCAGGTTGTGACACTGCGTACATAGGCTTACCAGGTTACCATCGTCAAGTCCAAGTTCCGGATGTTCCTTTAGTTCCTGGATATGATGTACCTCTTCAGCTCTCCATATCTTTCTGTCTCTTCCGATCAGCTGTGTGCCAGATGCAGCTGCGTCTTTTATTCTCTTGCGGCAATCCTGACACTCGTAATGATCTCGATCTAATATCTGCATTCTCTTATGTTTCCATGCAGATGAGTTGTAAAATGTTTTTGCTTCTTTGTCTGTCATATTTTTATTTTGGCGGTTTCTGCATCTGTAATAAGGAGTTCAAAAAAGTAATAATCGCAACAAACAAATGTACTGACGTATGAATAAATTCTTTCCAGAGTAAACCGCCAAACCTCTTTCCAGAATTTACGGCAAAGAAAAAGGCAACAATCTTTCGACTGCTGCCCCGTTTCAATTCTTTACCTGCATATACTATATCACAGGTTGAGTGTCGCATTCTATCGCATATTTAAAATTTTTCAATGCATCTGAATGCTTTTTATGCACATACTGCCAGCAATACCCGGTTCTTGCACAGATTTCTTTCCATCTCATAAGATCTATGTAATGATAAGTCAGGATATCTTTCTCTGTCTCATCTTCTATCTGCTCAATTCTTTCCCTGATCTCAGTCCGGATCCTGACTCTTCTCTTCCTCTGCTCCACCAGTTTCCGTTCCTGTTCGTCCACTTCTGCTGCATAATCTGACAGATCAGAAAGGTTGCTGCTTTTTGGCAGTCCATCTGCTGCCAGTGCTCCCGGAAGCATCCCATCCAGCTTTAAGCGTTCCAGCTCTTCCTCGATCCGCTTCTCCTGGCGTAATGCTTTGCCGTACTGTTTCAGGTATTCCTTTTTCTTCTCGTTCTCTTCTTTCACTGTTTCCATCGGTATACCCTCCCTGTCTTCCTGTCTCTTAATACTAAGACCTCGAATTCTAACAGGCTTGCTATATCCTTTAATGCTTTGTGTGCTTCCTTTACATGGTGCGGAATCCGGCTTGCATCCTGGATGGCTTTGCCTGCTGTCGGATCACAGTATCCTTCTTTGTTCTTGTACAATGGTTCTTCCTCCACTCCGTCAGATATTGCTCTTGTTCTTCGTCTTCTCGTTCCCGAGCTATCTCTTTGTATGTCTTTTCCATACCGTTACTCCAATATTGCTGGGATACAAAACGCCCATAGGCACCACGCTGATCCGGTCCATTTCATTGCTATCAATATGGTTATTGCCATTATCATCCAGATACAAATCTTTTTTACCGCATACATTGTATATTTATCTTCTTCCATTATCCTTTATACCTTTCCGGGAGCAGCATCCACGCCACAACCTTATACGGTTCTCCCTGTTCATCGAACCAGACACCTGTCTGGGAATAATACAGCGTTGTTGCCTTATCAGCTCCCTCGATCGTGACCAGAAACTCCGCTGCATATTCACTTCTGACATATGATTCTATGAACTCCCGTTGATCTGGGAGTCTTTCTGTTGTTGGAATCCATCTGTTACTCATTATTCTCTGCCTTTCTTCATGAAATCGCGGCAAATAATAGTGCTTCTTTGATCTTTCTGTTGTTCTGACTTGTCATGGATATTTCCTACTACTTCAGCATCAACCATTTTTATCCAGTACCCCAGATCTTTTCTAAAATCTCTTTTCTCGTCCCAGTCTACATAAAATCCGACATGGCAAGTCGTTGTACTGTCAAAGCAACTCTGATATTCACCAAATTTTACAGGAGCATAATAATCACCATAATGGTATTTAATAATGTCGTTCTCCCATATCTTCCTTCCCTTCTTGTCTGTAAGTCCGGTGTATTGACAGATCGTATCCGAATCAACGAGATAGCCATTCTGTCTGCACGTATCTGCATTTTTAATGTCATATATGAACCATGCACCATATCTTTGAACCACATATCCCTCAACCCATTCTCCACCGTCTACTTTCTTCGCTCTAAAAAGAATCTCTCTATTCATTTCTCCTTCTTCCTTTCTTTCATGTACTTCAAAATTTCTTTTTTCACCATCTTGGCATATTTTGGATACTCGCATCCAAACATAGCGCATCCATAAAAAACTGTACCATCGCCCGGATCTTCATGATCTACACTCATTTTGCAAGAAGCACACTCTTCAGGACTATGCTCTCTGCAATAATCTCCCATTGCCAGTAAGAAGTCTTCGATCTTAACTTTCATCTAGGCCACCTCTTTTCACGATTTCAATTGCTATATCCATAGCGTGCTCTTCCCTCATTTCTCCATCCCAACATTTATCGAGATATTGGCAATCTGCACACCCCTTATAATTGCAAGCTTCATCAAGCTTTAGCTGCTCTAAGTTAGAGACAACATTCTCCACATCAAACGCTGTCGGCTGTTCTTCTACCGCTTTCATGCACTCTTTTATTGTCTCGTAGATTTCTTTCTGATTTTTACTGTCATTGCGTCCGAACGGAGCTTCTTGCAAAGCATAATCATTCAAGTGAAGTACCAGTTTGTCCGCATCAATTAATCTCATAACCACTCTTCCTCTCTATACAGCTTCGGCAACGGCATCCATGCATTTACAAATATTCCGTAACTTGAATATGGTTTTTCATCATCTCCCGGATAGAATGTACCACCCCCGCCATTTTCTTCGTACCTTGCGATATCTGGCATTGTGGAGTTTTTAAATGATACCAGTATGTAGCTTTCATCTTCCGGCAATCTCTCGCTTATTGGAATCCACTGAGTTTCTTTCAGCGCATGTATCCCCATTTCAATAGCAGCTACTGTTTCCTCAGTCCAGCCCCATTCAAGATGTTTCACTAATCTATCTATTGCTTGTTGATTATTCATCTTCAGCCTCCTTATACGGTTCCGGCAACGGCATCCATGCTATTACATCCAAAATTCCCCATCCATCCGTGAAATTAATTCCATTCCAAAAAGCCCTAAATGGATATACTTTGTCTTGGTCGCTACTTCCGTATTTTGTCGTTACCAAATACACTTCAAGACATTTTCCATCAAACACCAGATTTTCTTTTGGCTCTTCAGGTATCCGTTCACTGCATGGAATCCACTTTGGTTTCGCTAACTCTCCAATCTCTTCTGCCAGCTCATCCAGTTTTGCATGAATGAATTCCGATGGTACTCTTGTCAGCGTTCTAATGTCTTCTTGTATCTCTTCTAATGATCTGTTTCTACTCATACTTACACCTCCTCTTCTTTTGGAAATTGAAAAATAAAAATTTCGGAAATTTTATCTCTTGCTTTTCCCTCTTTTCGTCTTGTATTTTGCATAAATCTTTTCGCCTCTTCTGCCTTTATATAATTTTCTTATTGCCGATCCAAGTCCATTTTCCATATCCTCGGCAGTCCGCTCCCATGTATCTTCTGCTTCTCCCAACAGTTCAACTGAATTAGATACATAATCAATCAGCTTTTCAATCTCCAAATCTGTGAAATAAATACTCCGTCCCATTTGCTTTACCACCCCATATCATTACGGTATCCAATTGCACTTGGATTTACCATGTATGATCTTTTCAGCTCCGATTCATCCAATTGGTGTTTCAGCTTGCTTATTTTTTTCTTTAGTGCCCGGTTTTCTTTTAATACTGCCATGAGTTTGCAGCTATCTTTCTGATCACATTTCGTATCTTCT